GAACAGCAAGATCTTGTTGCCAAGGGCGCATCACAGACAATGAAATCTAAGCACCTTCAAGGGTATGCCGTTGACCTAATGGCCTACTGCGGCTCTAGGGCGTCTTGGGAATTGAATTTGTATGATGATATCGCAGACGCTATGGCTGAAGCGGCTCGTGAGGTTGACGTGCCTGTCAGGTGGGGTGCGGCATGGCACATATCAAACGTAGCTCAGTTTCAAGGAACTATGGAAGACGCCATGAATGAGTATATTGACACCCGCAGAACCCAAAACCGTCGTCCTTTTATAGACGGCCCCCACTTTGAACTTATGGTCTAGGAGACACAGTATGGCACTTACAGGTAAACAAACAAAACTTGACAAGAATAAAGACGGGGAAATCTCCGGCGCAGACTTTCAGAGGATGAAGGGTGGCGGCATGGTTAAACCCAAAGGAATGGCTAAAGGCGGCATGGTTAAACCCAAAGGAATGGCTAAAGGCGGCATGGTTAAACCCAAAGGAATGGCTAAAGGCGGCAAGGTAATGTCCAAGGGTTATGCCCGTGGTGGCAGGGTCAAGCCTAAAGGCATGGCTAACGGCGGCTTGGTAGAACTACGTCGTGGAGACGTAAGAGATAATCCAAATAGGGGTAAAACTTATTAATGCCATATCTACAAAGTAACATCCCGCATTTTAAATGTTGGGTGCGGCGTGAGTACACACACAATCATACTGCGTACCACGGAGAGTTTCTACATGCGATGGCTATTGCTGTCACCACCATGCCTAACAGGTGTTTAAGTTTTCAAGTTATCTTCACCGGTTGTGAAGCAGAGCTAGAGGACGAACCTAATGTGCATGGTGGCGCCATGTGGGCAAGAATGCCTATAACAGCGTTGGTAGCGGATACTCCCTATGAGGAGTGGCCCATACCCATGCCCGTGCATGAGGCACAGCCTTGGGACTGTTCTTCTCATACGCATGCTGTTTATCAAATGGACAGAGCTACCCCTTGCCCATGGCTTGCGAAGGTAGGAAGCGAGTTCTATCCGGCTAAATATATGTTTACTGTAGATTACACAGACAGCGAAATAGCAGACGACCCAGCGCAGCACAAACAAAGCCATGTACTAGAGTTGTTAGATGCCGGCGAATACACGGGTAACATTGTAGCATTGCCTAATAACCGTGTTCGTGTCACACATCCGGCGTGGTTTGCTACAGGGGAAGGCGCCCCTGACTTCCGTCCGTCACAGAATATACACTACTCCAAGTCTGATTTAGATTATACGTTGGATGTTAACCGCATCTTTGACAACATATACAACGACACCGAGGAGACTAACGAATGACTACGGAATATGTTTGTGACAGTTGGTCTCAAGGTGGTCCAATCACAAATGAATCACAAGAATCTTATAGGGACATCCTATAATGGATGTTGTTGACTTCGCAAAACATATGTATAGGTTGTTGGAGAAACGCGAGCTAGAAATAGCCGAGTCTCTTTCCCAAGGCAATGCCAAAGATTGGGAAACATATAAGATGATGGTGGGAGAGATACGGGGCCTCTCTTTCACTAGGACTGAAATCAGGGCCCTGCTGGAGAATAACGCAGATCATGTCGAAGAAATTATATCTTCCTGACCATGTCGCGCAGAAAATGAACAAGGATCGCAAGGCGGAAGCCTCTGATGATTCCTCTGTTGAGAGCGCATATGTTGACGCCAGGGTCTTAGACCCTTCACTCATAGACAAATCTTTAATCGAAAGACTTCCGCAACCAACGGGTTGGCGGATTCTTGTTATGCCGTACCAAGGTAAATCTAAGACCGCATCTGGTCTTTATATACCTGACGAGGTGCGTGAGCGGGAATCTGTTGCTACTGTGGTTAGCTACGTTTTACGGTTAGGGCCTCTTGCCTATAAAGATCCTGACAAGTTTGGCCCAGAACCCACACCTTGGTGTGAAGCCGGCCAGTGGGTCTGCATAGGTAGGTACTCCGGCTCCCGCTTTAAGATTGACGGTGGTGAAGTTCGCATCATTAACGACGATGAGGTGATCGCAACACTACTTGAACCAGATGACGTTAAGCACGTTTAGGAATTGGAGAATTAAATGTCTGAAGAAGAACAAGAAATCATTGTAGAGACAGAGGGCGATGACACTTCAACGCCTGATAGTAGCTCGGATGATAGTAGCTCTAAAGAAAGAGTTGCCGTCGCTAGTGACAGCGACGACGGAGAGCTACAGGATTATAGCAAAAACGTTCAGAAACGAATTAAGAAATTAACTGAGCGTAATAAGAATGCGGAACGCGATCGTGAAGAAGCGGTACGGGTAGCGCAACAACTTCTAAACGAGAACAACCAACTGAAGTCCCGAGTCCAACAAGTGGATACTGGGTATCTCAGTGAGTATGGCAATCGTTTGGGTCATCAAGAACAGGCCGCAAAGAACGCGTATAAAAACTCGTATGATGCGGGAGATTCTGATGGGTTACTGGCCGCTCAAGAACAACTCACTCAAATCGCCGTGGACAAACAAAAGTATGCTTCGGCAAAGCAGAGAGTGGATCAACAGCAAAAGGTGGCTGTTGAGCGTCAACAGGTTGCTCAACAACAGACCCAGAGCCAGCCGGTGCAACAGGCCCCTAGAAAAGCAGATCCTAGGGCCGAAGGTTGGGCTGAGAAAAACGAATGGTTTGGGGAAGACGAGATCATGACCCAAGCTGCGTTTACATTCCACCGAAGGTTGGTGGAAGAAGAAGGGTTTGACCCGCAGACAGAAGACTACTATAGTGAAATTGATCGCAGGCTTCGGACGGAATTTCCTCAGAAGTTTACGACTAAGAAATCGGGAGGAGGTAACCAGGTCGCATCCGCTGGTAACTCCGCATCCCGCAACACCAAACAGGGGCGCAGGTCGGTCAAGCTGACGCATTCACAAGTCGCAATAGCGAAGAAGCTCGGTGTCCCTCTTGAACAGTACGCTAAGTATGTGAAGGATTAAGCAATGACAGATACAAGAACCGCGCGTAAAAGCGCATCCCGCGAAACAGAATCGCGCAGAAAACCCTGGGCACCGCCCAGTCACCTTGAAGCGCCAGAGCCCCCTGTAGGCTTTGTGCATCGTTGGATTAGAGTTGCCATGCGTGGTGAGGAGGACAAAATGAATGTCCATGCCAAACTACGAGAAGGATGGGAGCCTGTCCGTAAAGACGAGTATCCAGACTATGAAGCCCCAGTCATCGATGATGGCAGGTATCAAGGCGTCATAGGACAAGGTGGACTGATGTTGTGTCGAATGCCTGTCGAGACCGCCAATGAAAGAGCCGCGTATTACGGGACCCGGACCCGAGAACAGATGGTTGCTGTCGATCAGGACTTAATGAAGGATCAACATCCTTCGATGCCGATTAGTAATAATAGGCAAAGTCGTGTAACTTTCGGAGGATCACCAAGAGACTCCGAGTAACTTGAGGTGCTATAATGGCAAATTCTAATGGTTCCTTTGGGCTAAAACCCATTGGTAAGATTGGTCAAGCGACCAACTCGACCGGTATGACTGAGTACAGAATTGCGTCCGACAACAGCAACCCAATCTTCAGCGGCATGGCGGTTATCCCGTTAGCTGGTGGTGTGATTGACGATCTACAGGCTGCGGCCGGTGGTAACGTATCAATCGTGGGTGTTTTCGGCGGATGTGAGTATGTCTCTTCGACTACTGGTGAAACGGTCTTCGGCAATTTTTGGCCTGGATCAGGCGCGGATTCTACATTCCCTGTCAAAGCCTTTTTGTATGATGACCCAAATCAGTTGTTCACAATTGCTACGTCTAACGTAGTGGCTGCGGCCAACACTGAAACGGAAATTCGTGCTGCCGTATTTGCGAACATCGCGTTTGCAACAGGCAACAGTGGATCTACTTCTACTGGCATGTCTTCTGCTACAGCGGATCTGAACACAATCGCAGCTACCAACACATTGGCTCTACGCATTATGGGTGTCCAAAATGACCCCGACAATGCTGACTTCACTGCTGCTGGTATTCCACTAATCGTTCGTATAAACAACCACTTCAATGCGCCTACTGGCTCCATTGCAGCGGGTACTGTTTCTACGACCGGCGTATAAGGAGGTCTAAAACATGGCTATTTCACGCGCACAACTAGCGAAAGAGCTTGAACCAGGTCTCAACGCCTTGTTTGGAATGGAGTATGATCGTTACGAAAATCAGCACTCCGAAATCTATAGTACTGAGTCCTCAGATAGAGCATTCGAGGAAGAAGTTATGCTATCCGGGTTCGGCGCAGCGCCGACTAAATCGGAAGGCTCCGCCGTCAACTTCGACGACGCGGGTGAAGCATTCACTGCTCGGTACAACCACGAAACCATCGCACTTGCGTTCTCAATTACTGAGGAAGCAATCGAGGACAACTTGTATGACCGCCTCGGCAGTCGTTACACACGCGCCCTTGCTCGTTCGATGGCCCACACTAAGCAGGTTAAGGCCGCTGCGGTACTGAACAATGCGTTCACCGCTGGTGCATCTGCTGGCGGAGACGGTGTTGCACTTTGCGCTGCTGATCACCCGCTTACAAACGGTGGCACTTTCGCCAACGAACCATCAACTGCTGCTGATCTGAACGAAACTTCCTTGGAAGACGCTTTGATCAACATCGCTGGTTTTGTTGACGAACGTGGTTTGAAGGTCGCTCTACGCGGTTTGAAACTTATTATCCCACGTCAACTGCAATTCGTTGCAGAGCGTTTGATGGTTTCTAACCTCCGCGTCGGAACTTCTGACAACGACACAAACGCACTTCGCTCAATGGGTATGTTGCCTGATGGTTATGCCGTCAACGACTTCCTGACTGACACGGACGCGTTCTTCCTGCTAACCGATGCTCCTCGTGGTCTTATCCACTATGAGCGGATGGCTCTTGCAACTAACATGGAAGCCGACTTCGACACAGGCAACATGCGATTTAAAGCTCGTGAGCGTTATAGCTTTGGCTTTAGTGACCCACGTTGTGTGTTTGGCTCACCTGGCGCATAAAGTTAGGTACGTCTTGTAGCCACCCTACAAGATGGTTTCCCAAGTCAGGGGCGGTCTTCGGATCGCCTCTTTCTTTTTGTAAAAATCTATTGTACTGTTTGGGCATCCCTGACAGTCGCATTGGGCGGCTGACTTAACCCAGACAGGAGATTCCCATGGGTAATTCTACTTTTAGCGGACCAGTGCGTTCGCAAAACGGTTTTGAAGACATCACAACCAATGCCACAACTGGCGCTCAGACAACTAATTCCACATATGGTACAAACGCTTCTGTAGGCGGCGACCTTACGGTACTTGGGTCTATCTTGTCTGGTGGCGTAAGCCCCGCGCTGAACGGTCTAGCTGTAACTGCTAAAGCTACAGGAGCCACTGTTACTTACGTCGCTGGAATTAACGTCAACCCCTTCACTGGCGGCGCACAGCAAATTACTACTCTTCCTGCCGCAGCGGTAGGTACTGTTGTTGTACACGCTCAGTCAGTAGACACTACTGGTGGCACTGCTTTCTTGAGCTTTGATTGTGCGGGTAGTGATGCTTATGAAACAGGCAGCGTTATCGAAAGCCGTACCAGCAGTGCAGTTGTGTTTGATACGTCTACTGCGGGTGAAACTTTGTTGAAGTATACTCCTGCAAGCGCAACAACAAACTTGTTCAGCATTGGCTCGTATATCTACTTTACTTGCACAACGGCAGGTCTGTGGAATATCTCGTTTAACTTTCAGCCTCTTGGTGCGGGTACTACTGGCACGTTTGTTTTTGCAGCCTAATAACTAATTTGGCGGGGTTAACGCCCCGCCTGTAATCTATAGGAGGCCAAAATGGCAGGATCAGACGTAACCCCAGTCATCATCAGCGATGAGGTGGCTTTAGACGCGGACGGAATTTCAACAGCCACTTCAGTGGGAAACAACGCAGCCTTGGTTATTGGCGGGGCTTTAGCTTCTGGCGGAAGCGTTACAAACGCCTCTGCACGACAGGTAACAATTTTGTCCGCAGGAAACGATTCTTCAAAGTCGTTTAATATAGTTGGCACAGATGTAAATGGTGCGGCACTTACCGAAAACCTTACGGGCGCTAATGCTGGAACAGCAACCAGTGCTGGTTATTTTAAAACAATTGCAAGCATAACTGCGGTTGGCAATCCCGCAGGAAACGTATCCGCTGGTATTAATGCTAATGCGGCAGG